GGGCGTTGAGCGTTGTTCGCCAAACGCCAAACGCCAAACGCCAAACGCTCAACGCGCAACGCGCAACGCCTCGGTATTTTCTAAAGCGTTTTGCTTGGGCCAATGACGCCCATCGCGCGACGATGCCGCTCATGGCCTCGCCGCGTTCTCCCAACAGCAAACCGTCCACAGCCGTGGCGGTGGCCGCTTGCGCGTTCGATGCTGGCGGCCAGGCCGAGGGCGCGCCCGATGGGCGTGTGCTGCTGCAAGTCACGCCCGCCGGTCATTTCGCGCCCAACGATGGCCGCCCAATGGACGTGCCGGCCTGGCGCATCGACGATGCCAGCGCGCCAGAAGTCATCGCCGCGTTCAGCGCCGAAGGCCGGCCCGCCGTCATCGACTACGAACACCAGACCCTGCACAAGGAGGCCAACGGCCAGCCCGCGCCCGCCGCCGGCTGGATACACGGCCTGCGCTGGATTGCGGGGCGCGGCCTGTTCGCCGTGGCCGAGCTGACGGCCCGCGCCCGCGCCGCCGTGGCCGCTGGCGAATACCGCTATTTCTCGCCCGTTTTTGCCTACGACCGCGCCAGCGGCGCCATCCGCCGCGTGCTCATGGGCGCGCTGACCAACAACCCCGCCATCTCTGGAATGGAAGCGGTCAATTTATTGGCCGCCGCCACAGCCCGTTTCACCCACCACACCAACCCAACGGAGACCTCAACCGTGACTCTGCTCGAAAGACTGCTGGCGGCCCTGGGCCTGCCCGCCGACTCCACCGAAGACGCGGCCCTGGCCGCGTGCAGCGCCCACAAGGCGCAGGCCGACGCCGCCCGCGCCGCGCTGCAACTGGCCGGCGACGCCAAGGCCGAGGCGGTAACCGCCGCCTGCGCCAGCCTGCGCGCGCAAGCGGCCAGCGCCGCCCAGCCCGACCCGGCCAGGTTCGTGCCCGTGTCCGTTGTGCAGGAACTGCAAACCAACATCGCCGCCCTCAGCGCCAAACAGCACGGGCGCGACGTGGAAGACGTGATCTCCCCCGCGCTGGCCGATGGGCGCCTCTTGCCCGCCGAGGAGACTTGGGCGCGAGAAACGTCCAAATCCCCCGCCGGCCTGGCCTCGCTTTCCAACCTGCTCAAAGTGCGCCAGCCCATTGCCGCGCTGGCCGGCACGCAAACGCAGGGCAAGGCGCCTGCCGCCGGCGCGCACGGCCTGACCCAGGACGAACTGGCCGTGGCCGCCGCCTGCGGCTTGAGTCCGCAAGACTACGCCAAGGGCAAAGCGTGATGACGCCCCCACGCTCCACGGCTACGCCTGTTGCGCTGCCCCCCGAGGGGGCTTGCCCGCCTTGGGGCGGCCCGGCGGCGGGCATGATGACGCCCCCACGCTCCACGGCTACGCCTGTTGCGCTGCCCCCCGAGGGGGCTTGCCCGCCTTGGGGCGGCCCGGCGGCGGGCACACAGCGCCCCACGCCACACGCTTAACGCTTAACGCTCAACGCCAAACCAGGAGAACAAACCATGACAGACACTCCAGACCGCGCCACCCCGCAGCGCGCGGGCGACCGCGTGTGCGACCGGCTGGCCCCAGGGCAGACGATCCCCGCCGGCCACATGTACATGCTCGACGATGACGGCAACGCCGTCCCCATAGCCGAAGGCAACAGCGGCTCCAACTACGCGCGCGCCGTGGCAATCAAGCGCGCATGCAGCGCCGACGGCGACACGATGGTCGAGGGCGCCATCGGCGTATTCCGCTTCGACAACGACGCCACCGACCCGATCGAACTCGAAGACGTCATCTATGGAAGTCTCGCCGGGGCCATTGACGGGTGCACCGTCAGCCAGGGCGGCCTTATCGACGTGGGCAAGGTTTTGGACATCGATGAAAACGGCGTGTGGGTACGCGTCGGCCAATGGGTCTACTGAGCGCAAAGGACAACCACCATGCAAATCAACAACGCCAACCTCAAGACGCTGTACATCGCGTTCAACGCCGCGTTTCGCGCAGGCATCGGCCAGGCGGCCAGCCAGTACGGCCAGATCGCCACCACGGTGCCCAGCACGACCGCCGCCGAGGAATACGGCTGGCTCGGCCAGCTTCCCAATTTGCGCGAGTGGCTGGGCGACCGGGCCGTTCACGCCATTGGCAACCACGGCTACACCATCAAGAACAAACCCTTCGAGCTGACCGTTGGCGTGCCCCGCGCCGCCATCGAGGATGACCAGTACGGCATCTACGCCCCGCTCATGACCGAAATGGGCCGCGCCGTGGACGCGCACCCCGACCAGCTCGTCTTCGGCCTGCTCAAGGCGGGCTTCGAGGCGCTGTGCTACGACGGCAAGCCTTTTTTCAGCGCCGATCACCCGGTCATCAATGACAAGGACAAGACCGTCAGCCAGAGCAACATCACCGGCGCCGGCAGCGGCCCGGCGTGGTACGTCATGGAAACGCGCCGCGCCATCCGCCCGCTGATCTTCCAGAGCCGCAAGGCGCCCAACTTCGTGGCGCTGACCAGCGAGAGCGACGACAACGTCTTCAACCGCTCGCAGTACATCTACGGCGTGGACGCGCGGCGCAACGCGGGCTTTGGCTTCTGGCAACTGGCGCAGGCCAGCAAGGAGCCGCTGTCTGCCGACAATCTCAAGGCGGCGATTACCGCCATCGAAACGCGCACCGGCGACAAGGGCCGCCCGCTGGGCATTGCGCCCAACCTGCTGGTCGTGCCCAAGGCGCTGCGCTGGCAGGCCACGCAATTGATGAACAGCGACCTGGTGTCCGACGGCGGAACCCCGCCCGTCACCACCAGCAACGTGCTCAAGGGCACGCTGGCGCTGCTGGTCGCCGACTGGCTGTAAACATGCCCGCCCCCAGGCTCCACTTGCTTGGCAATGTTGCGCCTGCCCCCTCAAGGGGGCGCAGCCAGTGGCCTGCGCAGGTCCGGCCACGGCTGCCCTGGCGCGGCTTGCTCCGCAGCCTTTCGAACCCATGACTCCGTGAAGCCGAGCCTTGCGCAGTGCGCTGCGCTCGCGGCGCCAGCCGCATCCGCTGCCGGCGGCGGATGGCAAAAACCATGTGGACGCCGGCATTTTTTTCACGCCCAACGCCCAACGCAAACCGCGCCATGCCCTACATCACGCACGCCCAACTGGCCGAAAGCCCCGGCGCGCTGGAGCTGTCGCAGGTAGCCAGCGACGAACACGCCCCGCCCGTGGCCCCGGAGCTGCTGGAGGCGCTGCTGCGCCGCCGCCGCGCGGCGGCCTGGCCGCGCGACGAGGTGGCCGCGGCGCGGCGCGCCCTGGCGCGCATCGATGACGCGGTCAGCGACGCCGGCGCGGTCATCGACGGCTACCTGGCCAAGCGCGGCTACAAGCTGCCGCTGGCCCCCGTGCACCGGCTGGTCACCGCATGGTGCCGGGCCATTGCGCGCTACAACCTGCACAAGAACCGCCTGGCGCCCGAAGGCAAGGACCCCATCGAGCGCGCCTGGCGCGACGCGCTGCGCCTGCTGCAACAAGTGGCCGACGGCAAATTCGCCCTGGGCGCGGGCGACGCGGTGGCCGTGGACAAGCTCGATGCGCGCTTTTGCAGCGCGCCGCTCACCTTTGGCCGCCAGCAGATGAAAGCCTTCCGATGAGCTTTGCGCCATTCGACACCAGCCTCGTCGTCTATCGCCTGCGCGCCGCCGTGCCCGCGCTGCAAGCCGTGGGCGGCGCGGCGGACTACGCGGCGGTGCAAAACCTGCGCGACTTCCGCGCGCCCAGCGCCTACGTGATCTTTGCCGAGGAAACCAACACCGGCAAAGTGCCCGACAGCGCGGGCGTGTGCGCGCAAGAGGCGCGCGTCGAATTCGGCGTGGTGCTCGCGCTGCGCAACTGGCGAGAGCAGCGCGGCGAGCAAATGCAGGGCCAGGCGCGCGATCTCATCGCCCAGGCGCGCGGCGCCCTCATCGGCCACCAGCCGGGGCACAAGGGCGTTCGGGTCATCGGCTGGAAAGCAGGCCGCGTGCTCGACTACGACGCCAACGTGCTGCTGTTCGCCGACGTGTACCAGTTGCACCACGTCATGCACCGGCAATAACCCCATGTTCAACCCACCCAAGGAGATCCCCATGAGTCGAGAAACCGCAAGCATCGAACTGCTCAAGCCCCACCGCCACGGCGGGCGCAACTACCTGCCGGGGCAAACCATCACGCTGTTCAAGCACCAGGCCGACTGGCTGATCGCCAAAAAAGTCGCCAAGGCGGCCAGCGCCGCTGCCGCCCCGCAGGCCAAGGCAAAGGAGTAACCCATCATGGCTGATTCGCAACTCGCCGCCGCCAGCATCATCTGGAACGGCCAGGGGCCGGTACACATCGGCTCCTACGACCCCGCGCGGGGCCGGCCCGAACTGGGCTTTCTGGTGGACATCTACAGCGTCGGCTGCGGCAACCGCACCCTCACGGCCACGCCCGCGCGCCAAACCACCACGCTCAACGAAAGCTGCTCCGGCCAGCGCCTGACCCTCAAGGAAATCGAAACCAGCAAAAGCCTGCAAGTGAGTCTGGCGATGGTGCAGTTCGATGGCCGCACGCTGGCGCAGGCGTTTTTTGGCGGCGCGGTGGTCAAGGACGGAGGAACCGTCACGTCCGAGCAGCTTGCCGAGCTGCAACCGGGCGACTACTTCTTTCTGCGCAACCCGCGCAGCTCCAGCGTCATCGTGCAAGACAGCGCGGCGGGCACGCCCATCACCTACGTGGAAGGCGTCCACTACGAGGCGAGCGATGCCGACCACAGCCGCTACCGCCTGCTCGCGCACCCGGCCACGCACGTCGAGCCGCTCACGGTGGACTACGAATACGCGGGCTACCTCAACATCGCCGCGTTCAGCAAAACCAACGTCGAGAAGGGCATCATCTTCAGCGGCCTCAATGGCGACGGCCAGAAGGTGCGCGTCATCATCCCGCGCATCAGCCTG